TGTTGTCCACCAGGGCAGCGATCGGCGAGGTGGCGTATACGCCCACCAGGTTCTGGATCGCGGCCAGCCGGTCTGCGCCGTCCAGCCCCTTGAGCGCACCACTCAGCTGGCCGACGATGTCGACCAGGCTGCGAGTCTTGCCTTCAGCGTCCTGCACGCTGATACCGTACTGGTCGAGGACCTGCTGGCCTTTCTTGGTCGGGTTGAGCAGGCTGACGAACAGCCGGCGCAGCGCCGAGCCGGAGCGAGAGGCCTTGATACCGGAGTTGGCCAGGGTCTCGATGGCGGCGACGGTCTCTTGCAGCGACACGCCGGCGGTCTGCGCGGCGGGGCCGGCGTAGGTCAGGGCGTTGGCTAGCTGCTCAATGTCGGTGTTGGAGTTGTTCACCGCGGTGGCCATCAGGTCCACGACGCTGCCCAGCTCCTTGGCCTCCATGTTGAACGTCATCAGCACGTTGGTGGCGATGTCAGCAGACCGCGCCATGCTCACGTTGGCCAGGTTGGCCAGGGTGAGGGTCGCAGGCAACGCCGTCATAGCGTCGGAAGCGGAGATACCCGCCATACCGATCTGCTGCAGGCCCTCGGCCACTTCGGACGCCGTGAAGACCGTCGACTGGCCCAGCGCGCGCACTTCCTTGTTCAGCGCCTGGGTCTGCGCAGTGCGGTCTAGCCACTGCGGACCGCCGCTGGACATGATCGCTTCGGTCCGCGACATGGTGGCTTCGAACTCGGCACCGGTAATCACGGAGTTGCGCAGCGCGGCAGAGATGCCGTAGGTGGCGGTGGCAGCGAGTACCGTGGCGCTGGTGTACATGCCCACGCTGGCGTGCAGGCCAGTAAGACCCGCGCGCAGCATAGCAGCAGACTGACTGCCGACCTGTTGAGAGATGTTCAGGCGGTTCTGCGAGGTGCTGGCGCCAAGCAGGCTGGCCATGCTGGCGCTGTGCACCCGGTTTAGCGCTTCCTGCTCCTTGATCTGCTCCCGCAGCCGGGTGATCTGCTGGCCCCGGGCACTGGACATCATGGTCATCTGCGCTTGCAGACGGGCCAGGGTCTCGCGCTCTTTATCGAGGGCCTTCTGCTGCTCGCTGACGACCTTGCGCTCGGTCATGGTCTCGGCGATGGCTTTCTTGCGCGCAGCAATCTGTGCCTGGACCTTGGCGATCTCCTGCTGGCGCCCACCGGACAGGCTGGCCAGCGTGCGCTGCAGCTCCTTCAGCTTGGCATCTTCACGGGTTGCTTCCGTGATTTCGTTCCTGCGAGCCTGGACCAGGGTCTGCATCTCGGCGATCTGCTGTTGCAGACCTCCGTTCAGACCAGCGTAGGTGCGCTCAAGCGTGCGCAGCACGGCGTCTAGCTTGGTATTCTCGGAGTACTCGGCCTTTCGCGCAGCGATCAGCGAACGAAGGATCGCGTCGGACTGGGCTTGCTCGGAGTTCAGACGCTCCAGCTCACGCTGCAGCTTCTGCGAGTTGATCGAGGCCTTCTGGTTTTCGGTGGCCAGCTCTCGACGGTGCGCCAGCTCCACCTTCAGGGCTTCGTTCAGGCGCCCCTCAGAGGTGGTGAGAGCGTTGATCCGCTGGGAAAGGATGGCGTTGTCGTTGGCCAGCTTGTTGACCATCTGCGAGATTTGCTGCTGGGTCTGGACGAAGCCGTTCTTCTTGGCCGTGTCGTCCATCAGCCGGCGCATCTCGCTCAGCTGGCCATTGTAGGCCTGGGCAGCGACGGTGGCTTTGAGGTTGGCCGCCGCGATGCCCGACATCAGCTTGGCAGAGTCCGAGCGGACCCTGTTCATGATGTTGCCCAGGGCTTCTCCGTCCTGGCCGGCAGCAGTCAGCGCCTTCTCCAGGCGGCTAAACTCCTGCTCCATCTTCTCGAACAGTTTGCCTGCGCCCGCCACCGTCTTGTTCGTCTTGCTCTCGGCGGTGTCAAGGGCCTTGCCCAGCGCCGTCATGCCGGTCTGGAACCGAGCCAGACCGGTGAGCGATTCGTTGAAGTCGATGACGAATTCAGTCATGTTCATGCCTTCCTTGGGCGAGACCGTGGACTGCGGCGCTTCTGTGCCGCTTCCTGCTTCATGGCTTCCGTATCAGCCTTCTGCTTCTCGTAGTGATCATACAGCACGCCGTTGTCCGTCGCCTCCATGGCAGCGAAGTACATAGCCCGCAAGCTATCCGGCAACCTGAGCACTCGTTCCGCATAATCGGCCATGTCCCCGTAAGGGATCGGCTGGATGCCATGTTGGCCGATCTGGCGTCTACGGTGAAGGCGGAAAAAGGCGTCGACCAGGAAGCGGTAAGGCGGCAGCGGCTCGACGAATTTCTCCATGGCCGGGTGCTTTCTGCCGAACTTCTTCTCCAGGGCCTTGAACGCCTCAATCCCCTTCTGACCGTGAGTGATCAGGAAGCGGCAGAACTCTTTACTTCTTCGGCCACGTCTTCTTCAACACGCGCCTGGTAGTTCTTGTGCACCATCGAGTACATCTCGATACGATCGACGAGTTCACCGAAGCGAGGGTCACAGACCATCTTGTACCCGGCTTCCTTGGTGTACGGCACAGGATTCTTTTCGCGGTCCACCACTTCCCAGTCGAGCAGGACGAACTCGGCGAACAGGCGGCGCTCGATTTCGATGGCCTTCTCGCGGCTTTCCTGGGTGTTGGACTTCATCAGGTCGCGGTGCTCGTTGTAGAGGGCGATCTGTGCGGTTTGGTACGCGGCGCCCTTACGGGCAATGAGGAACCGACCACCCATGTAATCCATCCAGGTGCCGGCTTCTGCGAGGGTAGGGTCGATTGCGATATCGTCGAGGCAGAGCATAGTGATCCATCCGTAGAAAAGTTGAGGTAGCTGCCGCGGAAACTGTACCAGACAGAAACAGCGGCAGCTACCGAACTTTTACGGAGTAGGCACACACTCGATCGCGATCACGCAAGGGATATCGGCAGTGGTACCGATGGTGACCTTGCCTTCCTCAGCGGTGAACGTGACTGCCGTCTTGTAGTCCTCGTTCTCGCCTTCGGCGTTGTTGGTCGGGGTCTGGGCCATCAGGTTCGGCAGGGTGATCTTGAAGGTACCCTGTTCGGTCGAGATGGTCAGCACCGCCTTCATGCGCTTGTTCTTCATGTGCGCATCGAGCATGGTCTGGTCGAAGTAGTAGATCTCGCCAGACAAGGTCACGGCGACTTTGCCCACGCCGATACCTGCTGCGAACTCGTGCGCCAGCGCCGACTGCTCGCGGACGTTGTTCTGGATCTGCAGCGAGGCGTCGCTGAAGGTGACTTCCATCAGCTCGCCGTCAGCGTCGAACAGCTCGATGTTCTTCAGGTTGTTCGAGCTGTCGGCGATCTCGTAGTCCGGCGGCGCGGACTTGGCCGAGGCAATCGAGCCACCCAGACCATTGGCGCCTGCCAGCGCGCTGGTGTAGTCAGCGAACGCCGAGATGGTGGTGATGGCCAGGGTCACCAGCTCGCTGTCAGCGAACTCGATGGTGGCTTCGTTGACCGCGGTGCCGTAGTAGCGCTCGTGGTCCAGGCGGTCGGTAGCCAGCAGACCTTGGCGGGCGGTCTTTTCGACAGCCATGTAGGTCTTGATCTCACCGTCGGTGATGTACTTGCCATCCGCCGGGGTGCCAGTGGTGATGTCCTTCCAGACGTTCATCAGCGCCAGCTGCAGCATGTCCAGGCAGAAATACACCACGCCGAACTCAACGGTGTGACCACCGTTGGCACTGCCCTTGGTGTTCTTGGAGCCCGAGCTACGACGGTTGCCTTTGATGGCCGTCGACTGCTTGGCCTCCTTCTGCATGGTGTAGCTTTCCGTGGTGTACGGCAGCAGCTTGAAGGGGGTCGGAGTGCCAGTGAAGTCAGCGGCACTGGTGTGGTCGTCGATCGCGTAAGCGAGCGATACAGACGACGTATCGTTGAAACTCTTGACTCTTGGCATAGCCATCACCTCGCTAGAGAAATTTCGAACTCAAAGTTGATAACCCCGTTGTACGAGGTGAAGCCGCGCATTGGCGCGGGCGGGGTAGGGATGAAGGTTCGAAATCTGATCCCGTCGATAGTCTGGTCCTGGAACCAGCCAGCGAGGCTTTCCAACATCCCTGTATACCGGACCTTGTCGCGGGGCTGTTTGGTAAACAGCGCAAGGTCCAGGCTTCCCCAGTACCGGCGCGGTGAAGCCGTGCCAGGTCCTGCTCTGCGACCCGTCTCGACGTTCATCTGCAACAGCCAGAACGTCGTAGCCTGGTCAAATACTGCGCCAGCCTGGGCGAGGCTGGCGTCGATCCCTTCCTCGAGGTCGAAGACAAACTGGTCGGACGGGTAGAGCTCGGCCATCTTCGCCAGTGCGTACTGGCGGAAGCGCAGCTCTGCGTCCTTGAGGCTGTCCATCATGTAGTTCATAGCGGGTTCTTCCTTGCTTGCCCGGCCGCTATTCTATTCTGAAGCACGCGCGAAGTCTCGGCTATTGCAGCCTGTCCTGCCTCCTGGATGTTGGCATTCTGGGCGTAGCGCCAGTCTTCCTCGAGCGGGTGGTGGAAGTAGAACACCGTCGCCGGCCGGCGGCCTACGATCAGCTTGTCGATCACTTCCTTGATCTCGCGCTCGCGCACAAACCGTTCGGTACCCGCCGCGTTGATGCCGTGGTCACCGCGCCGGCCTACTGGCGGGACGCCCGGGCGGCTGTTGGTGCCGCGCAGGTCACGCAACTTGCCGAAGCGGCGAGACGCCGGCCGGCTACGGCCCTTGGCAGCCAGCTGCCAGTGCACTGCAGCGTTGGACGAGTCGTGGATGGTGGTGCGGATCGCTATGGCCAGACCCGACAGCAGGGCCTGGCGGATCGAGCGGTTGAACAGCTCGCCCAGGTCCGTGCTGAACCTGTCGGCCGCCTTGGCGAATTTGCCAGCCATCACTTACACCTGAACTTGTACTGGCGCTTGCCGGACTGCGTGCTGATGGAGACGACGGTCTTGTCGATGCTCCCCACTCGCAGCCTCATCTCGTTGCGCACAGCGCTGAAGTCGATGTTGGGGAGATGGTCCACTTCGAAGTAGACGTCGAAATAGGTCTCCGAGTCCTTGTTCCACACCGGGAAATCGACCGCGCGTTCGAGCATGCCGGTCACCTGGTACACATCGCTGCCATCCTCATACTGCTGGGTGGTCGGGTTCAGGCGGCGGCCGTGCATCACGGTCAGGGTGAAGTCGGTGCGGAAGTCGTTCTCATGGTCGATGCGCAGGCCGAAGAAGCCAGAGTCGGCGAAGGTGTCGACCACACGGTAGCGCACCCCATGCAGCTCGATGAAGTCCCACTCTTGGGGCTGCACACTGAGCGGCAGGAAGGCGTAATAGTTCTCGATCTTGAGGTCCGTAGCATCAGGCTCATTGGCGCTGGTACGGAACTCCATGTCCATGTAGGCCTTGGCAAACACACGTTCCACCAACCAGCCCGGGTTCTCGGGAGGGCCAAGGGCCTCCCGACGATAAATGGTGGCCAGACCGGAGCTGCCGCCTGGTACATCCGTGACCAGTTGGCAGACGGTCAGGCCGAGGTACGGGTTCCCTCCCAGAGAGTCCTTTCTCGTTACTCCCAGCAGGTACACATCCTGCGTACCTGGATGCCGGAAAGTCCTACTCTCCGGGAACACACAATCGTCAGCCGCCTGCAGCATCCTGCGGCGCGTCGGCTTGTTGAAGTTGCTGAGGAACCGGTCCGTAGGGTCGAACCTGGCAATGAACGCGGCTGGCAGCCAGGACTCGGTCAACGGGTCCCAGGCTTCCATCGGCTCATTCACGCGGCGCAGCGCGACGCGCTGGGTTCGGCTCATACGGGCCATATCAGCTCCTTGGCGTCGTGATCGGATCACGGTCAGGGATGACCCTGCCGATGATCGAGAACGGCGTCAGCACTGGCGCCTGGCCAAGGTCCTCGAGGATGGCGTCGATGTAGTCGCTCGCCTTGTTGAGGAACCCCTGAGAAACGAACGCCCAGCCATCCTTGTCGCTGCGCCCGCTCTCGTTGTTGCCGTCAGTGCTTTTCTTCAGGTAGATCGCCTGAGCCATGAACCCGACCGTGCCGGCGCAGAAATACTTGGCGAACAGGCGCAGACGGGCCTGATTCACAGGCTTGGTTGCATCCGCCAGTACCGCTTCCCACGTCGGCAGGCGGGAGCCCAAGGCCACCAGCAGGTCGTCATCCAGGCCTTGGGCCTCAATGGTTTCGTCCTCGATGTCCTCGAACTCCGCAGCCATGACAGCGCGGATCTGCTCGGTGGTGGTCAGGTCCAAGTAGGCCATGGCTGCCCCTTACTCGACTTTTTCGAGCAGCTTGGCTTTGACCTGGTTGGCCAGCCAGCCGTCGTCGAGCAGGTGCGCAGTGCCGTATTCGTCGATCCAGGTACCGGTCGACGGCTGACGGAACGCCACACCTTTCAGGTTTTTAACCGGCACCAGGGTGACGGTCTTGGCCGGGTCTTTGCCCTTGGCTTCGTCCTGCTGCTTCAGCTCGGTGTTGGTGTGCTTGACCTGTTGGTTCTCGGTCGGAGCATCCTTCTCGATCACCGAAGGGGTTTTCTGCTCTTCAGCCAGCGGCGCAACGGAGTTCACCGGTGCAGCGCCTTCGCCAGCAGGGGCAGTAATGGTGGCAGAGCCGGTCTCTGCCGGGGTTTCTTTGGCTTCGGGCGCCGGGCTGGCAGCGTCCTTGGTTTCCACCTTCTCGGTGGCTTCAGCTGGTTTCTTCAGTGCCATGATCGTGTCCTCACGTTAAGGGAAATGGGGCGCCGAAGCGCCCCATGCCTGGTTAGGCCTTCTCGAGGCTAACCACCGACCACGCCTCGTCGTAGAGGCGGGTAGCCATCTCGCCATAGTCGACGCGGAACGAGGTGGCACGGCGCATCACGTACTTCTCGATGGCGTCGTAGGCAGCCGACACGTTCACGAAACGCTGGATTGCGTAGCGTGGGTCCAGGCCAACCATGATGTCAGCGCCGAACACATCGGTGTCGAACGGGATGATTTCCGGCTGGGTCAGGCCCAGGTTCACGCCGCCCCACGGGGTGACGATCTTCGAGGCATCTTGGCCCACGACCTTCGGCAGCAGCGCGTCGTCGACGGTGATCGCGGTGTCGATGTCGGTCAGCACGGTGGCGATGTTGGCGGTCTTCTGTACCGAGTGCAGCCACTTGATGTAGGCGCGCTTGGTCAGGGTGCCGTTGGCCACGATGGTCGGGTCGAAGGTGCCGATCTTGGTGACTGGCAGCGCTTCGATGCCGCGGTCCTTGTCGCCGAAGACCAGAGCGCGCAGCTGCTCGTTGATCTGGCGAATGCGGTTACCGCGAGCCTGGGCTTCCATCACGATGCGCACCAGGTCGATGGTGGTGGCAGCCATCGCCTCGTCGGAGATGGTCAGGCCGATCGCGTAGGTCGGGATGCGGAACGACTTCTCACCAGTGGTGATCTGGACCAGGGTCTCTGGTTCAGCCAGCTGGGTGATACGGCCGCTACGGCTTTCTTCCGGCGCCGAGGTGTCGATGATCGGCTGGTCGACCTTCTGACCGTTCACGTTGCGGGTGGTACCCACCAGACGTGGCCAGATCGACAGGATGTCCGAGCCGTCATCGCGCAGGGCGTTGGCGTTCAGGGTTTCCAGGATGATCTGGGGGAACAGCAGGCGGGCGCCCAGGCTGTTGTCGGTCTGGTCGTTGCGACGGAACGAGCTGTCGGCCATGCCGGCGATCTCGGCCATCGACATGGCCGAACCGACGTTCAGCGAGCTGTCGTTGAGGGCAGCTGCGGTCATCATCTGATCCAGCACGTCACCGCGCGAGCGGTCGTGGTCATGGATCTGAGAACGCATGAACTGGCGCAGGGTCTGGCCCGCGTCAGCCGCCTTTTTGTAGACGTCTACGTCACATTCGTAGGTCTTCTCTTTGCCGTCATTGCCGGCGTACTTCAGTGCAAATTGTGCCATGGCCTAATTCCTTGGTCAGTGAGAGGGGTGCGAGGCCGAAGCCTCAGCACTTCTCGATGAGAATTTTGTCACCGGCAACGCCGGTACCGGTGATGATGCGCATGACACGCCAGACGTGGCGGGTAGGTGCACCCTCTTTCACCTGTGGCAGACCCTTGGTGCCGACGGGCAGCTGGGCGCCAGCGACAACCAGGTCGTTCAGGGCCACTTGGGTAGCGCCTGCAGCCACCTGAGCTTCATAACGCTGGCCTGCGTTACCGCGGGCAACACCGCCGAAGCTGTAGCCGTCCTCGGTGCCGCCGCCGTCGATGTTGTCGATGAAGCCATCGAGCTCATCGCCGTCAGCGCACAGCAGGAAGTTGTCGGCAACGCCGAGCTTGACGGCCTTGCCGATCTCGGCGTCGCTGTACTCGCCCAGGCCCGCCTTGTTTTCGTTGGCGGTGCCAGCACGGGAGCCCAGCTTGGCCGAAATCACGTTCAGACGTTCCGGGTGTGGTTTCAGAACTGCAAATTTGAACTTAGCCATGAGGGGTCTCCTTACCGGCCGGTTTTAGTAGGTGCTTCAGCGTGTTGCAGGCGGTAGCTGAGAGCGCCGCCTGGCTTGGTGGTGGTGTCCTTGGTCGGGTCGTCCGAAGACTGTTTGCCGGTTGGGAACACCTCGGCCATGCGCGCCTGCAATTCGTTGAACTGCTGCAGCACTTCCGGCACCTTGCTCTTGACCTCGCGAGTCTTGCCCAAGACCCGTTGCTGGTTGGCGATGGTGTGCTGAGCAACGACCATCAGCGAATCCATTTCCTTGGTCAGCGCATCGTTGGCTTCCTTCAGCTTGGCCATCTCGGCATCGCGAGCTTCCAGCTTGGTTTCCAACGCACCAACTTCTTTCAGCGCCTTGCGCAGCTCATCGCTCATGGACAAGCCTTGGCCTTCGACAGCGGGCTCTTTAGCAGGCTCCTTGACCGGTTCCTTGGCGTCCTTTTCAGGCTCGCCTTCAACCTTGGTCTTGTCGCCTTCGCCTTCCCCTTTGTCGCCTTTGTTGGCTTCTTCGAGGGTGGCCATGTAGACCTCAAGCTCAGCGGCGGACAGGACGACTTTTGGATCAGCGCCTGCCTCGATCTGAGCGAGTTTTTCCGGGGAAATCTTCATGTCGAATCTCCGTTCAACGCTCGTGGTATTTGCGGCAGGGCCGCTTCCAATGAGGTCATCCATGGTGGTGACCCGGTCGATAAGGCCAACCTGCCTTGCCTTTTCGGCAAAGAACATCTGGCCCTCGGCCCAGACGCCAGTTTCACTGAGCATCAGGTTCCGTTCGACGGACACACGCTTCAGGAAGAAGTCGTTGGTCTCGTCAATGTTGTCTTGCAGGCGCTTCTTGATCTCCGGGGTCAGCTCCTCGAAGGGGTTGCCCAGGGCCTTGTACTTGCCTGCCTTGATGACCGTGAATTTCACGCCCATGTTTTCTTCGGTGTTCACCAGGGTGCGCACGACAGCCATGGTGCCGATGCTGCCGATCTCGGTCATCTCGCTGGCGGTGGCGCTCTTGGCGCCGCACATCAGCCAGTAGCCGGCCGAGGCAACGTAGGCGTCGCTGTGCGCGCGGATCTGGCCGCCGTTACGCTCGAAGGCCTTCATGGCGTCCGAGGTCTGCGACAGGCCACGAACAGAACCGCCGCCGGTGTCGAAGTGCATGATGACGTCGGTGATACCCTGCTCCTGGCAGATGGCCAGGGCGTCGCGGATGGCCTCGTAGCTGACCACTTCGCCGCGCACCCAGCGGTGCCAGAACGAGAAATTAGGGGTCAGCGAACCGGCCACCTGCATCACGGTCTGCTCGCCGATCTTGCGCAGAATGGTCAGACCTGGACGTTCACGGTCCACGCCGAACACTGGGCACAGCTCAGACTCTTCGTTGTAGCCCTGACGCTGGAACGCCTCTTTGACGTAGTCAGCGCCCATGAACTGCTTGAGGTACTTCTGCACCACCTGGTACGAAGCCTCGGAGCCCAGCCAGATCTCATATTCCATGCCAGTCTCCTTACTGGTCGTCACCGCCGGACTGCGCCGGGGTGTCAGGTGAAAGTGCCGCGCCGGCCGAGGTCGACCGATCGGCGTCCGTGCCGCCAGTGGCCTTGGCTGTGTAGAACCCAGTGCCTGCCAGCTCGCTCGCGAGCCCCTGCGGCCGGATGCCCAGCTCGTAGCAGGCGTGCGCGTCATTGATCACGCCGTAGCTCAGCAGCTCGAGCACGCGCTTCTGCTTGGTGCTCTTGTAGGCTTCCAGCTCGGAGTCTGGGCGCAGGTTGATCGGCATGAACTCGAAGCTCACGTAGCCGTCGACGCCCATCAGGCGGCAGGCCAAGGTCAGCGCACGAGACATGATCTCTTGCACCGGCGGACGGGTCGCCTGGACCACCTGTAGGTAGATCAGGGTCTCGGCGTTCGACAGCGCCTGGCTGCCACCAGCGCGCAGACCCGACACGGACGCCGGAGTCTTGAGCGCAGCGCCCAACAAGTTGCCGAGGGTGGTCAGCATGCCGGTGTAATCCGACTTGTTGCCGCCGGTGTCCTTGATGTCGAAGGTCACGCTGTCGAAGGCGACGATCGCGTCTTCCGGCTCCAGCTCCGCCAGCGCAGTCTCGACGCTGGCCTTGGCCGTGGCATACGCATCCGCGACCTTTTTAGGGTCGCTGCGGTCACGTTCAGGCAGCGACTTGATGACCGACTCTGCCACCAGGGTGGCAATCAATCGGCTGTGGCCGGTGCGGTTCAGCGAGCGGTGGGTGTCTTCGAGGAACGAGTTGAAATTCATCGTGTGCGACAGGCCCGGACGCAGCAGCGAGACCGCATAGGCCTCGTCGGGGTTCCGGTTGTGCTCGGCGACGAACACGGTGGGGAAGTTGAGCTCCACGTCACCGTTGTCCTGCGAGGGGTAGCGCCCGCCCTGTCCGTCGGCGACCCACCCAATGGTGGAGTAGCCGATGGGGACGAGGCGTTCAGGGCCGAACTGCTGGTCGAGCACCAGCTCGGCGCCGCAACCACCCGAGGCCACCACGTCAGCCTTCATCATGGCCAGCAGGGTCTGCATGCCAGGCTTGTCGTTGTAGCCCTTGCTGTAATCGTGCAGGGTGTTGAACCGGTCCATGATCGAGTACGCCGCGCCCATCACCGCCAGGTCCATCATCCCCTCGGCGTTGTACCCGGCAATGCGGAAGCCGGCGCCGGTGGAGAGGGCGACCATCGAGTTGGCAGCGGAGCTGAACAGGCCTTCCTCACGGATGAGCGTGCGGATGATATCGTTGATATCGGACTTGTTCTGGACGTTGTTGATCGCATTGGCGGCCCAGGTGTTCAGCGTGTTGCTGATGGCACTGCCGCGATCCTGATCAGAGCCGGGGCGCTTTGCGCGGGCCTTGCCGGCCAAGTTCCGGGTGGGCAGGATCACGTCGGCACCGGTAGTCCGGTACCTCGAACCGCTCGTCCCTGGGGTCTTGGTCGTGGCCATATTGGCGGGTAGCGTCCTGCTAGAGTTTGCGCGAGTTTAGTAGGGCAAGTGGCTGAAATGCAAACAGTTATTTTTGCCCGGAAAATACAGAAAGAAAAAGCTCGGCAACTGCCGAGCTTTTGAGGTTTCCTAGCGCTTTTTTATTGACGACGCTTTACCGACGCCGAACAGGCCCAGCAGGTGCCCGTCCTGCTTGCGGTCACTCTCCGGCGCCGTGCTCCCCACCTTCACCTTGCCCACCTCTGGCGGAGCGTGGTGAACGGTGTCCGGGCTGAGCATGTCGCAGACCAGGCCGGCGATGTTGGCGTAGTTCAGCGAGTGCACCCAGTGGTCGTTGTCGTCGCTCTTCACGAACCGCTCGAACCAGTCACCGTCCGCGTTCTTCTCGCGGATCTTCTTGGTGGTCTTCAGGTGCTTGTACAGCTCGTCGCGCAGCTCGTCGTTGTACGGGTACCACATGTGGCCGGAGTTGTGCGCCTCGAGCAGCAGCTTGAGGGTCTTGGTCCGGTCGGCGTTGATCACCGTGCCGCAAGCCTTCTCTTCCACCGGGATCACGGTGCGGTTCATCTGCACGTAGACCACCGCCTTGATCCCCTCGCGCGCCATGACCAGGGTGTTGACCAGGGAGATGTCGGGGCCGGCGTCGATGCACAGCTTCTGCATGCGGTAGAAGTCGTAGCGCTCCACGATCTTCCCAGCCGCGGGGTCTTCCGGGGTGTTGCGGATCTTCTCCATCCAGATCGTGTGCCAGCCCCCGCTGACCTTGGTCTTCACGGTCAGGTGCAGGGTCTTGCCCACGTCCATCCCGCCCACCGTCGGCGCCAGCACCACGCAGTTCATGAAGATCCACATGGCCACGGTGCAGAAGCGATCCTTGTGCGCCTGCTCGGTGTTGAAGGTGTTCTCGTTGTCCGAGTGCGGCAGCCCGATCACGAAGTTGTAGAAGTCGCTCTTGAGCGGGTAGTCCGCCACCTGCTTCATGATGGCCGGCGGGGTGTTGTACTTCGGCACGTCCCACGGCGAGACCTGGTAGCTGCGGTCGAAGGTCTCAGGCTTCTTCGCCACCCAGGAGCGCCGAGCAGGGTTGACCAGGCTGGACCAGAGGTTCTTGCTGCAGGCCGGGCACTTCATCCAGGCCTGGGTGATGTCAATCCGTTCGCTGTGCAGGTGCTCGCGGCCGAAGTTGATCATCTTGTCGTCGAAGCCGGGGACGATCAGGTCCGTGGCAAAGTCCGGCAGTACCCAGGTCTCACAGTGCTCGCACTTGCACATGTAGTAGCGCTGGTCGCCCGCGTTGAAGTCCAGGTCGATGCCGAACCCGTGCACCGTGGGCGTCGAGAAGCGGTAGCGGTAGCCGCGGTTGCCCATCTCGTCCTCGGTCTGGGCGTGACGGATACGCGAGTTGAGCTTGCCGATCACGGCCTCGTTGGAGAAGTCGAGTTCGTCGGACATCAGCACTTCGGCCGGGATCGAGATCGCCGCCTTGGCGCCGAAGGTACCGCGGATGTACAGCAGCGAGTCCGCGATGCGCTTCTGCCCCGCGCTGTTGTCGCCGGCCCTGACCATGCTGGTGTAGTGGTCCGAGTTCATGATGGCGCCGTCGAAACGGTCCTTGGAGAACTCGTTGGCCATCTCCTTGGTGGGCAGGGTGAAGATGATGCGGATGTTCGGCAGCACCGTCATCATCGCCAGGGTCTTCTGCACCATCAGTTCCGACAGGCCTACCTGAGAGCACTTGCGCACGCCGATCCGCTGGCGCGTGTCGTTCATGATCTCGATTTGATACTCGTGGTCCTTGAAGCTGAAGGGCTTGCCTTCGACGAAGGCGTGGTCGAGCACAACCTGGGAGAGGTTTTTCAACCCCTCCTCCCGGTTGAGTCGCATCCTGAGTCGGTCAGCTACGCCAGATCCTTTGGCCATGGGGTGGGTCAGTCCTTGGG